TCTTTAAATTTAGAAACAAGTAAGGTAATAGAAACAACAGCATCAATACAAACACCATTAATAGAATTTACAGATGGTGACGATGCAATAACTATAGCAGATGGTGGTGGCACTACTTTTGCACAAACAGCTACCTTTAGTGGTGACATAGATTTAGCTGGTTCTATTGACGTGGATGGTACATCTAACCTAGACATAGTAGATATAGATGGTGCTGTAGATATGGCTTCTACACTAGTAGTAGCTGGAAAAATTACAGCAGATGCTGGTATAGATATTGATAATTTTAATATCGATGGAACTACTATAGCTTTAAGTTCAGGAGATATAACATTAGACTCTGCTGGTAGAGTAGATTTAAGTGCTGATGATAATGGTGAAGTTAGATTATTTGATGGTAGTTTACATTATGGGCAGTTTAAAGAAGATAGTAATCATTTTCTTATTCAAAGTATTGTAGCCGATGCTGATATTTACATACAAGGTTTAGATGATAGTACTATTGTTAATGCGGTACAATTTGATATGTCTGATGCGGGTAGGGCTATTTTCCCTGCAGGCGTCACAGTTCACGATGCAACTGCTCTAACAAACACAACTTTTGATGCTAGGGATATTGATAACGTAACTTCACTCAACGTACAAAATAATGCTGCAACTATACAACGAAGCCAATCTGCTACAGCAGCACCTACTTTAGTATTCAACAAAGCTAGAGGTAGTTTAGGCTCAGAAGCAAACGTTAATAACGGAGACTTTACAGGCTCAATTGTTTTTAGGGGTTATCATACTAATGGTTTTTATCAAACAGCAACTATAGAATCTAAAGTTTCTGGTACACACGGAACAAGTGATATGCCGGGTACTTTATTATTTGCGACTTCAAATGATGGAAATGCTACACCAACTTCAAGAATGGAAATTGATCAAGCTGGTGTTACGAAACTTACAGGTGGAGTACAAAGCGGTAGACAAGATTTAAAATTTAACAATGGCTCAATTTCATTAGCTACTGGTGCAACTTATACATTAACAGATGTTTTAAACACAGGTGCTTTAATTTCTATAGGACAGAATAGAAGTAATTCAGGTATAACTTATGACCATTGTTTAATATTTGCTGAAACTGGAACAGCAGCAACTGTTGTAGCAAATCCTTCAGGCAGATTTGCTATAAATAGTGCAACAACTTCTAATTCAACAAATATTTTTGTCAATAGCGGTTCTATAGTAATATTAAATGAAGTAGGCACGACAGTAACTTATAGTATTGCGGCTTTTGTGTTCCAAGGTAATTAATAGGAGAAAAAAATGACACTAAAATATGAAATAAATATGTTTGAAACTGACCCAGATGATGCTTCAAAAACTTTTGTAACTCTAGTAGCGACAACAGAAACAGGAAAATCACTTGCAATTAGTAAATCTGTAACAACAGGCACTAAAACTGATGCTAAAATAGTAAAAGCAGCACAAGCAGCAGCACAATCTGAGATTGATACATGGGTATCTCAAGTTACTAATGTAGGTAAAACTTGGAATCCAGATACAGGGGCAATAGAGTAAAATAATGGAAGAAAATTATTTTATAAATGTACTAAAAGTATTAGATGCGTCAATAGAAAGAGGCACTTGGAAAGGTTCTGAAATAGAAGGTGTAGCAAATCTACGCAAGATTACTTTACAAGGCATTAAAAATATAGCCGAAGCTTCACAACAAGAACAAGAAGTAAAAGAAGTTGAAGAACCAATCAATAAAAAAGCTGTAGAAAAATAAAATGCCATTAGCTAGGTATACATTTAAACCCGGCATAAACAAAGAAGGGACTTCATATAGCAATGAAGGTAATTGGTTTGATGCTGACAAAATAAGATTTCGTGCAGGTCGTCCTGAAAAAATAGGAGGATGGGTAAAGAAAAGTGTTAATAGTTTTTTAGGATCGGCAAGAAAACTACATCAATGGATTGGTTTAGACACAGATAAATTTATAGGTTTAGGTACACATATAAAATTATATTTACTTAAAGGTAATGCTTTTTATGACATTACACCTGTAAGAGCAACAACAACTAACGGAATTACATTTGCAGCTACAGATGGCAGTTCAACTATTACAGCTACTGATTCTGATCATAAAGCAAACAAAGGGGATTTTGTTACTATTGCTGGTGCAGCAAGTCTAGGTGGTCTAATAACAGCAGCTGTATTAAATCAAGAATATGAAATTGCATCAGTTACAAATGTAAACGTATATACATTTATTGCTAAAGATACATCAGGAGATACAGTAACTGCCAATAGTAGTGATACAGGTAATGGTGGTGCAGGAGTTGATGGTGCTTATCAAATCAATATAGGTTCTGATTTTTACACAAGTGGATTCGGTTTTGGTTCAGGTAACTGGGGTCAAAGTTCTTGGGGAGGTGGTATTAATAGTTTTTCTACACAACTTAGATTATGGACATTAGATAATTTTGGAGAAGATTTAGTTGCTAATCCAAGAGGTGGAAGTATTTATTATTGGGACAAAACAAATGGAGAAACTACAAGAGCAGTAGATTTTTCTACACTTACTAATGCATCTGATACACCTACAATAGCAAATCAAATAATTGTTTCAGAAATAGATAGGCATATTATTTGTATGGGATGTAATCCTATTGGAACTACAACACAAGACCCTATGCAGGTTAGATGGTCAGATCAAGAAAATGCTGCACAATGGACACCAAAGACTAATAATACTGCTGGAGGTTTAAGGCTTTCATCAGGTTCTGAAATTATAGGAGCAGTTAGAACAAGACAAGAAATACTTATATTTACAGATACTGCTTTATATTCTATGCAGTTTATTGGTCCTCCTTTTATATTTGGTATTAATTTAATAACAGAAGGTACAAGCACAGTATCACCACAAGCATTTATAAATGCTAATAATGTGGTTTATTTTATGGATCAAGATAATTTCTATATATATTCAGGTTCAGTTCAATCTTTACCCTGTACAGTAAGAGCATATGTATTTGAAGATTTTAATTATGGACAAACATTTAAAGTATTTGCTACACGGAATGCACAGTTTAATGAAGTATCATGGTTTTATTGTTCAAGTACATCAGAAGAAATAGATAGATATGTTACTTATAACTATCTTGAGCAAACATGGTCAATAGGTACATTACCAAGAACATCATGGATAGATGCTGGAGGTGCTTCAAGTAACCCTTTAGCAGCAGGTTCTAGTGGTACATCATCTAATTTTTTATATGAACATGAAGTAGGTTCTAATGATGATGGTTCAGCAATGACAGCCTTTGTAGAAAGTGCAGACTTTGATGCAGGTGATGGTAATCAATTTATGCACATCCAAAGATTAATACCTGATGTTGCTTTTATAGGTACAGATACAGAGCCTGAACTTACATACTCAATAAAGACTAGAGACTTTCCTTTAGGTAGTTTAAACACTGCAACAACTGCAACTGTAACTAATACAACTGGTGTAGCTTATGTTAGAGCAAGAGCAAGACAGATGAGAGTTAGAATAGAAAGCACAGATGTAGATAATAGCTGGAGACTAGGAGATACAAGGTTTGACATTAAAGCGGATGGAAGAAGATGAGCGAAATATTCAATGTAAACACTCCATTAGAAATACCACCTGAAGAATATAGTGCGGATTATATACGTAGATTAATAAATCAACTGCGTTTAAACTTCGTGCAAATAGATTCACCTGATAATATCAGAGAGGTATCACAAGCATTTGATTGGTATATTTCATAATGGCAAATAGATATACACAAGTAATAACAACACTAGCAACAACAAATGCTACTAGCGTTTACACAGTACCTGATAATAAAACAGCCATAGTAAAAACATTAAGTGCTTACAATGTAGATGGCAGTAGTGCAATGACACTTACTGTACAGGTAACAGACACGAGTGAAAGTGTAACAGCTACTTGGGATATAGAGTCCATAGCTGCAACAACTCGCAAAGGATTTTTAACTAACGGAGAGGTGTTAGTTTTAGATGAATTAGATATAATAAAGCTTACTGCCAGTACAGCAGATAAATTTCACATCGTAATAGGTGTGTTGGAAATAGATTAGGAGACCACTATGAGTAACTTTCCACTTAAAAATGCAGCAGATCAACTAGCCACACAGGGGAGATATGGCGATACTATGATGGTTCATATGAACCCCATAGAAGTCGATGCCTTGGCAAAACTATCACCGACTGGTCAGTTGACTATCAATCCACAAACAGGGCAACCAGAAGCGTTTCTGCCCCTTCTAGGATCATTGCTTGCACCAACACTATTAGGTGGCACAGCATTAGGTGCAACACTTGGAACAGTAGGAGCATCTGCATTAGGTACAGGACTAGGTACTATTGCCGAAGGTGGTAGTTTAAAAGAAGGTATAACAGCTGGAATAATGGGTGGACTAACAGGTGGTTTACTTAAAGGATTTATGCCAGCAACAGGTGCAGATTTAGCAGCAGAAGCTGGTCAGGAAGCAGTAACACAAGCAGTTCCAGATGTAAGTACATTATCAAAATTGCAAGCAGCCACATCACCTTCAACACAAGCATTACAAGCTGGTCAACTAGGTATGGAAGGTGGAGCAGCAGCACAAGGTTTTTTTGATAGACTTGGAGGTAACTTAGGAATTACTCAAGGAGCATCACAAGACATGTTAACTGGTGTTGATCCAACAGGACTTACACAATCACAAGCATTTATGAATACAGCTTTACCAGCAGCAGCATCAGGACTTGTTGGTGAAATGTATGTACCAATGGATATGGGTGGACCAGCAGAAGAACCTGATCCATTTGGAGAATATGAAGGACCATACATGCCTACAGAACAAAGAACTATGATTCCGGGAAGTGGAGGCGATCCATTTGGTTCAGCCTTTGGTGGTGAGCAAATGCTTATAGGAGGCAATCCTTTTCCATCTGGACCTGAGTTTGAAGATGGTGGAAAAGTATCATCGGCATTTGAAGGTTTGCCTGCAATGTCAGGATTAGCATTAGCAGGTAACATGATGCAACAAGGTGGTATGCAAGGACTATTACCATTAGCTATGGACATGTATAAAAATAATGATGACAAACCAAATACAGAAGAAGAAATGAAACGTCAGATGATAGGTACAGTACCAGCTGATATGGTTGCAGGTATGGATGCAATGCAAGTACCTACAGATATGTTAGCTGCTGGTGGTATGCCTTTACAGAATCCAAGTAAAGCTGATCTTGATAATGATGGAACACTATCTTCATATGAAAGAACAAGAGGTAAAGCTATAGAAGGCAACATGAAAAACATGGGTGGTCTTATTAGAATGGCAACAGGTGGTATGCCTGCACAAGAAGAGATAGCACGTAGTTCAGAAACTTTAGAAAGAATGAAAATAGATCAAGCTATACAAGAACAATTAGCTAGAAGTATGTCAGCACCTATGATTGATCCAAGACTAGGAAGAATGGCTGACCCTATTAGTACACCTACACAAAGAACTTTAAATGATGTAATGACACCACAGCCTTATCAAGCACCATCATTAAACGATATACGTTCAATGCAAAGTCAAGCTTTAGATGCTAGGTTTGATCCTCAAGGATTTAACAGACAATATAATCCTGTTGTTATGGGAGTTGAAGCAGCAGCACCTGTTCTTACTAAGGGTGCTTTAGAACTTTACGAAGCTATAGACGAATACAGAAAGAGAGATAACTAATGGGAATGTCAGGCGGAAGCGGAAAAGGTGGCGCACCTAATATTCCTGATTTTGGATCAGATTATTTCCAACCTCAATATCCTATTGGTCCTGTAGGCGGAAGAACAGGAACAGGAGGCAAAGCAAACACAGGACAGTTTGGTGGATTCGGTAGTAAAAGAAGAATGCAAGCACCAAGACCTTCATTGCAACAACAATACGCAGGACTTAATCAAGGTGTACAAGGATTTCAACCTTTAGGTATTAGAGGATATACACCGCCACCACAGTTTCAGCCTTTTCCAATATATGGAGGCGGACGTGGAGGTAAATCTGGAGGAGGTTTTGGAGGAGGTTACGGAGGCGGTTACGGAGGCGGTTTTGAAGGCGGAGGCGGATTCAATCCATTTGGATATAATTCTTTCCAAGGAAATCCTTTCTTAAATCAACCACAATTACCAACCATTCCTTTTAATCCAACACCTGTTAATGAACCATTACCAGCACCAAATTTACCTGAAATAGAATCTATTTTTTCAAATCTACCATTTGATGCTTTTGATGATTACAATAGAGACCCTCAAGATTTTTATCGTGAAAGTATTCCAGAACCTCAATACACAAAACAAGTAGTTGAAGGAGGAGCCGATACATTTGTTCCAAATATTACATATACATCTGCTGGAATACCAATAGTAAGCGAACCTCTACCTAATATAAATTCATTACAAACAAATAATGAACCATTACCAGCACCAAATCCAGTAGGAATGAATCTACAACCAATGAGTATTCCTAATATGAATTTAAATGTAGGTAAAGCAGCTGGAGGTAGAGTACAAGGATTTGCTGAAGGTGGAATGCCTGAAGAAAACCAAACTGGTGAAAGATTAGAAGAAGAAACTATTATGGCACTTATGGGCAAACATCCTAATCCTAAACAAGTATTTAATAAATACCTTGAAGTATATGGTGAAGAAGGATTAATGGCACTAGCAGCAGAAGTAGAACAAATGATGTCATCACAAGGAAGAATGATTGATGGAGCAGGAGGCGGAGTTGATGACTTTGTACCAGCTATGATAGATGGGGTACAGCCAGCAGCTTTATCTAAAGATGAATATGTAATACCAGCAGATGTAGTTGCCCATGCAGGTGATGGATCAAGTGAAGCTGGTGGTAAACAGTTTGATCAATTAGTATCTAGGGTTAGACAATCTAAAACAGGTAATACAACTCAACCTGAACAAATAGAGTTTGAAGAAGAAATAGAAAAAGTTACTTAATGAAAGTTTATTTAGTACCACAAGAACATATTACACAGATATATCCTGATATAGAAAAGTATGTAGATAGAATGGTGCCAACTGCATATGGTAGATTTGAAAAAATAGATTTAGTAAATGACATACTATCAGGCAAAGCAACCCTTTGGGTAATAATGGATGAAGAAGATAACAATAAGTTATATGGAATTATATTTACAGAATGGTCTTATTATCCTAGAAAAAAAATGTTATCAATTTCTTTTGCAGCTGGTGATAAATTAGATTCTTGGATAGAAGAATCTTTAAAAGTTCTTGAAAATTGGGCAGTTGATAACGATTGTGATGCAATGGAAATTACTGGCAGAAAAGGATGGGTTAAAAAATTAGAAGACTATGATTGGAAACAAGAATTTATTATAGTAAAAAAAGAAAATCTTAAAAAGAGAACTTTAGAAGTTGTTAAAACGGAGAAAAAAGAATGGGAAAGAAAAGCGGAGGAGGAACTCCTCCAACTCAACAAGTAGAGTCTAGGACATATCAAAGTAGACTGCCTGAGTACGCTGCACCTTTCTACAAAAATCTTGTAGGAAGAGCGCAAGCATTATCTTATGAGGATTACATTCCTTATGAGGCTCCTCGTGTTGCCGGATTCTCTCCTGAAAGCATTGGAGCGCAAGAAGGTATAAAAGCTTTAGCTAGTAGAGACTTGCCCGGAATAGCACAAGCTAGAAACATAGCTGGTATGGCAGCTACTGCTGGACCTTTAATGACACAGTCAGGTTATCAAGCCGGACCTATACAAAGTCAATATGGTGGATCAAATATACGTAGTAGGTTTCAAGGCGCACCAGTAAGAAGCACTTATGGTGGAAGTCCTATACAAAGTCAGTATCAAGCAGGTCCTATAAGAAGTACATATGCAGCAGCACCTATAAGATCAGGTGTTCAAGGTTTTGGACCTGAAGCATATATGGGAGCATCAAGAGGTTTTGATGATAGATCAGCACAAAGATATATGAATCCATATCTAAGCAATGTTCTTGATAGACAACAACGTAGAGCAACAGATAGATTTGGTGAACAAAGAGCGCAAAGAAATCAACAAGCAATACAAGCTGGTGCATTTGGTGGAAGCAGACAAGGCGTGCAAGATGCAATAGCACAAAGAGAACTTAACGAATCATTACAAGATATAGAAGCAAAAGGATTGTCTACTGCGTTTACACAGGCTCAACAACAATTTGAAAGAGACAGAGCAGCTAAATTCCAAGGACTTACATCAGCAGATGCAGGTCAATTAGCACTAGCAAAACAAAGAACATCAGAGCAAATAGCAACAGAAGATGCTAAAAGACAAGCAGCATCACAAAATCTACAGGCGCAAATAGCACAACAAAAAGCATTTGAAGCAGCTGGTGGTCAATCATTGCAAGCACAGATAGCACAAATGAAAGGACTATCTGATGCAGACTCAAGAAGACTACAGGCTCAAATAGCCCAAGGTAAATTTGGTCAAGCTGCTGGACAAATGGATTTAGAATCACAAATAGCACGTGATAAAACTTTACAGGCTGCACAACAATATAGCTTACAGGCTCAGATTGCCCAAGATAAAGCTATGCAACAACAAGGTAGAATGGCATTGGATTCACAACTTGCTAATCAAAAGGCAATGGAAGCTGCATATGGTAGAGGATTAAAAGGATCACAACTATTAGCAGGTCTTGATAAATCAGAACAAGCATTAGATTTACAAAGATTAAAAGCTTTATCAGATGTAGGTGGACAGAGACAAGCCTTAATGCAGAGAGCATATGATCAACAGTATGAGGACTTCTTAGCACAAAGAGAATATCCTTATCAACAACTTGAAAGATATAGTGCCATACTACAAGGTATGCCAGCGCAACCAAGTTTTTCAGAAAGAAGGTTTGGACAAGCAGCTAATCCTACGGCACAATTATTAAACACAGGACTAGGTGCATATGGAGCATTTAGAGGAATGGGCGGAGGAGGCTAATGATAGATAATAATATTAACAATTTAATATCTATGGCTGAGAAACAATCAGACCAGCGTTTAGCACAAGAATTAAATCCACAAACAGAAACTGGACTTCTTGGTCCTGCATTTATATCTGCTTCTGAGTTAGCTTATAGACAAAAAGTTAGAGAAGAATCACAAGCACAACCGAATCAAAATCCACCGATAGTTCAACAGTTAGCACAACAAGCTATGCCACAGCCTATGCCTATGCAGCAACCTATGCCTATGCAACAGCCTATGCCACCACAACAGATGCCACAACAACCTATGGCACCACAAGGTTTTGCAATGGGTGGTCTTATAAAGATGGCTAATGGTGGTATGCCTCCAATGACATCTGGAAATCCTTTTAATAATCTTGTTGCAGGAATGCCTACAAGTGTAATGGGTAATTATCCATTTACTTATGATGGTAGTGGTAGAATTGCACAAGATTCTTTTGAACTTGATCCTATATTCAATCAACCTATAGATGATTCACCTGTAGATTTACAAGACACTAGTTCTTTTATGCCACAATCTATGCCAGATTCAAACATTATGATAGATGAATCTTTAGCAAGGCTTGAAAGAGAACAAAAAAGACAACCAGTATTTTTGCAAAATGTAGGACAAAGCATAGCTGATTTTAGTAATAGAATACAAACAAGAGTAGATGCTAGAAGAGAAGCTGAAGCAGAAAGAAAAAGAAAAGAAAGTATAGTTGTAGATCAAGACAAATTATTACAAGGATTAAATCCAAGGCAAGCTAGTAATATACCTATACCTGATTTGCAAATTAAAGACGCATCTATTGCAGGACCTGCTACTTCTAAAGATATACAAGACTCAATACAAGCAAATAGT